ATCCACATATCATGCGTGTGTCCTGATTTGAAAACGAGTCTGATTTTAATTTGAGTTTCGTTTCTTGGCCATTTCATTTATTAGTCCTTAAACTGTATGCTTGCCATGATTTCAGTTAGACAAGCAGTGAGGTTAATTTCCTGATCTGCTACGAATGCTGCCTTGTATTGATAATCAGCAATCAACAAAACCATTTGAGGGATTGTTTTAATCTCAGGAAGTAACGAATCATAAATGTAACGGAAAATGCCTTGAGGATCAGTATCAACATTGTTAGCAACCCACTGACGCATCTTCTTCCAATCTTTCTCTTTCAATGAAGAGATAAGGTCTTTAGTATTTATATCAGATATATTGCTAAGAATGCCTTCATCGATAGTGCCTGATGAGCTATAACGCTGCAACTCATTGAGTACACGGCGATAGTCTGGAATGTATTTCATCAAAAGTTCAGCAAGAACTTTGTCCTTGTATGTGATACCTTCAGCATCGAGAACATACTTCATGCGCTTCATAAACTTGCTTGCAAGTACAGGCTGATCTTTCTTGTCAGTTCTAAACTCAATGACTGTAGTTCGACTGTGAAGAGGATCGATAATCTTTTGCTTGTAGTTACAAGTGAATATGAATCGGCAGTTTTCAGAGAATGTTTCGATGAATGCTCGAAGTGCAGGCTGTACTGATTCACGATTGAGATAGTCTGCCTCATCAATGATTACAACTTTAGTCTTGCTTTCGAATGAGATAGCACTAGCGAAACTTTTGATTTTTGTTCGGAGGGTATCGATTTGACGACCTTCATCTGAACCATTGATAACGATATAATCGCAACCTAGTTCTTCACACAAGGCTCGTGCAACTGTAGTCTTACCTGTACCAGCAGTACCACAAAGGAGAAGATTGGGTACTTCTCCTTTCTTTAGGAACTCTTTGAATGTGGCTTTTGTTTTTTCAGGTAGGATACAATCTTCGATAGTTTGAGGCCGATACTTCTCGACCCAGAGAAAATGATCTTTCATTGTTCACACCATTCATAATATATATTAAATTAACTACCAAACTTTTCTGTAGATTTAGTAGTATCACTGAGATCAAGTTGTATGTGTCTGCCTTCCTCTTCGACTTTTAAGTCGTCTATATTAGGAGGCAGTTCATAACCAAAACAAGCACAAGGAATAACAAAAGTACCATTACGTTCCTTCACTATAGATGAACCGCATTCAGGACACTTTATTATTTGCTTTCTACCCATTATCGTCTCCGAAAATTTCTACATCGCCTGTCATTACTTTCTTTGCGAAACTAATAGCAGGTCCAGGTCGGGAGTAGACATACTCAACTGTGTCATCTCCCTTTGTAAATTCAACTAACCAACCGTTAACTGCTTCTCTGATGTTTATGTTCAATTGAAAGTCATTCATATTACACCTCAGATGATTGATGTAATGCCAACCAATACTTAACATCAGTCTTGGTGTTCACCATGTGCATGAATTTCTTTTGAGAAATTATAACACGATAGTCACCAGGAAGAACTTTTAGATTCTCAATTTGCAAATGCGCTTTGAAAATCTTATCAGTTTCAGTAATGACCTGCTTGAAACTGTTGCTCTTCGGTGTAGCAGGATCACCTACAGTAATTGTAACTTTAGTGCCATCACCAATGATACTCACCATAGGACCAGCAGTAATACCTGCTGCTTTGTGGATCATGCTCAGGTCTTCTGCTGACAGATCAAAGCTAAAGAAATCATCAACTTCGATTTGTTTGTCGGGTGCGCCAACAATGATTTCGGGATCGGCATAGTAGTATTCAAACAGACTACGATCCTTAGACACTGTAATAGACTCTTCGCCGAATGATACATCTGTATCTTCCATGAGAGTCAGTAAGCCTAGAAGGCTGTTCAAATCGTAAATTGCAAACTCACGATCAAAAGTCTCTGCTACTGTAGCACGAGCAAAAATGTTCTTGCCTGTGCTAATAGTAGAGAGAGTATTGCCCTGGCGAACAAGAAGATTTGTGTTCACCGCAGCAAAGTTTTTAAGGACAGAAAGTGTATCGTTACTAATTTTCATAATTTAATCTCACAAAGTTAATATTGTCTATACAGTATACAGACATCATAATAAAAAGTCAACCAGAATATCTTTTTACAATACTGTGGTATTGATAACTATGTTGTTATCGTTTGCATAACTAACCGTGCCTATGCTAGACCACCTAGGAATCATTGCTTCATAGAAGTTGTCATAATCCGCTTCTGTTGGAGCAGTATAGACGATAGTCATTGTGTTACCGTCTAAGGTTCTTTCAGCAGTCACATTGTTGGCCTCCATCAATGCGGCTGTTTCAGCAATAAAACTGCTGTCTTGTTCTTGAAAAGAAACAGATTCATTAGGACGAGTCAATGTAATTTGTACTTGGTGTGCCATTCTTATATCTCCTGAAAATGGATGATTAACTTATCTTATTTATAAGATATGGTAACTGTGTCATCAGAATATTTTCGATCATGCTCATACAGTGCTAAGAAACCGTAGTGAATAATCTTCACAATATCCTTTCGCCATTCTTCTGGCGTTTCACCTTTCTTACCGTATCGACCATTGTACTTGTCGATGTTGCCGTGAAAGAATCCGTCACCGTGTCCTCTATCGACAATGATCTCGGCGGACTGAAGTCCGCCTTGACCGTAGTGGGCATTGTAAGTAGAGTCGATGTACTTCTTAAACTCCTCAATCAACTCGTCCTCACGGAACTTATATATTTTCTTTCCCATTAAAATGATACCTCTGATTCAGTATTAGCCATCTCTTCTTGCCAAGTAGGCTGCTCTTCGTTCGAAGGATCAACCTTGCTGTACAAGTCGATGAATGCTTGCTTTGTATCCTCGTCAAAGCGATTAGTACAAAGCGTGATTGCTTTTACCTTGTCGTTGAAGACGGCAAAAGCATTTACAATATGCTCCAGCCTGCGAGTGCTAACCAACTCATCGATTGCACCTTCCATAAAGGTCTTACGGATAACGTCCGACCATGTAACGAGGTGTGTAGCGAAGTCTTCATCGACACAGCCTGCTCGTTCCATCTTGTTGAGAATGATTTTTTTCTCAACGGACATTGTAGGATACTCCTGCTCAACGGTGATGGCAAATCTCTCCAAGAAAGCCTCGTCAAGTAACTGGGCGCTAATAAACTTACCATCATCAGAGCCACGACCTTTTGTATTAGCCGTAGCGATAATTGTAAACCCGTTAGCAGGAGTAATGGTTTCGCCAGTCTTTTTGTTGAAGTAGGATTTACCTTCGAGGACAGCCTGGAGACACATTAGCTTATTCGATCCACGATCTACTTCATCAAGTATAAGGACAGCACCCCGCTTCATAGCGGTGAGGACGGGCCCTTCCCTATAGACGACATTACCATCAACTAGTGTATTGCCACCGATTAGATCATCCTCATCGGTCTCAATACTAATATTAACACGAATAGCCTCACGCTTTAGATTCGCACAAATTTGTTCTACCATTGTAGTCTTGCCGTTACCAGAAAGACCACTAATGAATACAGGATAAAACATTCGGCTGTCAAGGACTTTTTTGAGATCCTTGTAGAAGCCAAACGGTACAAAGGTTGAGTCCTTTGCAGGAATTAGATTCTCGATTTCCACATTAAGTTTCGCTTGATTGAATACCTTTGCTGCAGGTGTAGTGTTATCGACTACAACTTTAGGCACAGGCTGTGATGCTTGTACACCAGCAAACATCTGGGTTAGATTGTAGAGGCCACGACCAGCTTTCAAGGAAGTGTCGTTGAGTAGCCAGTGTGGGTATTTAACATCTGCTTCCTTGTGGGCAGCAATAATGTCCTTGCGCTTAAAGATACCTGTTCCGTTATCCTTAGCCTTAAGTACTGATAGTAGTGTTTCACGGTTAGTGTTATTCATAATATAGACCCTCACAGTCATAGTTAAAAATAGTTTGTTTTTTCATTCTATGCTTACATTATAGCACCTATTGGGCATATTGTCAAGCACTTATTTCTCTCTTATAAATCAACAACTTAGGCGATCTGAGATGAGAATTTCTGTACAAATAGTCGATTTTGAGCCTTGTTTCCGGCAAATTTCTTGAATCCTCGAAGTAAATCACCTCTAGTCTTAGACTTTACTTCCAGCTCGGCATCGACTGATAAGTCTGAACCATTGATAACGTAACGTACATCGAATCCAACGGTGTCTTTAACCTCTAGCAGACCACTAGAACGGTTTGACATAATCTGATCCCATTCAGTGTAGTGATCGCCGTCATGATTGATAGTAAACAAACTCTTACACTCTTCAAGGTTTCGCTTGTTCCACTTTGCAATCAAGTGATAGTTTATTACCTTAGAGCCTGTAACCTCTTTATAGAGATCAATAAGAGTAGCAGTTAGTATAGCGTTTGGATGCGCCCAACCTGTTTTGTACATAGGAGTTACAGTGCTTCCGTACTTTAGTACTACTGGTGATCGACTACCCCAGTTTGAACTTTGTCGAAGAGCTTCAACACCTTCGATACTTTTCCAATATGTAGCATAGTCAGTCGCCTCGCCATCAGTAAGAATGATAGTGTTAAGAACCTCAATACGATTTGCTTTACGAAATTGTTTTGCGATCTCAAGACCTACAACTAATGTTGCGTTTAGAGGCGTAGCGCCCAGATTAAAACCCTGATGATCGACACGGATATCTGTCCTATAATTTGTTGGAGTGCGGAAACTATCACGCCACAGTAGCAAGCACTTGTATGCCATTTCAGTTTGTTGTTTAGTGAAACTAGATGACAGCAAATGAGTAAGAGTCAGGTCTTCTAAGAAGTAGTCCTTGTCTTTAGCACCAACTGGCGGAGTATGATCGTATCCATTTATAGAAGTAAAGCCATATACTTCGAAAGGAATGTTGACTTTACGAGAGAACATTGACAGCCTAATTAACTGCTCGATAGTACCTCGCATGTTAGGATACATAGACCCTGACATGTCGAGATACATAATCATACCATGATTCTTACCTTCAGGTATAGTAGTGATTTGCTTGAACAGATTGTCGGAAGTCTTATAAGACCACAAACGCTTGTCGTCAAGGTCGCCAGTCTTGGATGTTTTAGCTTTGATATAGAGAGACGCTTTGCGCTTCATCTCAAAGTTAGCAACCATTTGACTAACAGACTTTGAATTCTTAGCAATAAACTCCTTGTAATTGCTTTCAGCTACAGTTTCGATGTTTCGATCTGACCAGCTAGAAAAATTCTCATACTTGTAAATAGAGGCAGCAGTTTTAATGTAGCGTGAAGGATCTATGTTAGTAGGTATAGTAACATACACAGATTCTCTCTTAGGCTCATTGTCTACTAGGCGCTGTTCGTTTTCTCGGAACTCGGCATCTGTGATTGAACCGACACCGCCATCCTCGACAAACTTCTTGATAGATGTAGGAGTCTCATCTTCATCATCTGCTTCACTAAATAACTGATCGAATTCATCAGGCTCGTTATCACCAGAGAAGCCTGATTCTAATTCACCTTCTTCATCAGTCTCTTCGGTTGACTCAACAGGAGCCTCGCCAAAAGATTCTTCGTCATCGGCAGGGCTGTCATCAAAAGATTGATCCTCGAATTGCTCTAGGAGATCTTCTATGTTTTGTTCTGCTTCTTCCTTTGCTTTGCCGTGAAGTTCACGAGCCAGAGCTTCGACATCTTCCCAAGTCTCGGTAGTAGCACAACGGTCTACAAATGATTGCTCATCGCTACTAAACTGTACATTGAGAAACGCACCGACCTTGTAGTGAAGGT